AAACTGGTCCAGGTTGCAAGATATTCTTGAGCAAACACTTTGGGTGCAAGGTCTTCACGAGCCTGTGCAATCTCATCCGCATCCACAAAGCCACCTTGTTCAGTGGTGTAGGTGAATGACGCCCAGTTCTTCTTTGTTAGATAATTGTCAAACAGATCTCTGGCAGCTTGGTTGCCAGCCTTGGGAGTTCCAATGAACAAGGCATGGCCTTTCTTATCACTGATACTGGGACGGATGATCTGTGCCCATACAGTATCAAGGTCAATGTCACAGAACTCATCAATGCAAATGAAATTTAAACTTTCACCACGCAGGTTGTCACCTTGCTCTGCTGATTTCAAACATATCTGACTGCCATTGATCAAGCGGATGCTGAGTTCACTTTCATTGGTGTCTTCAATCCAATTCAGGCTGGTGAGTTTCTTTTTTAATTTGTTCCAGACTAGACTCTTGGCCTGTTGGCGACTGCCTGTTAGATACCATACCATACTGTTGGGCTGTCGGGCAAAGCGAGCCAGTTCACGCATGGCCAGGTGCGTCTTGCCTGCACGTCGACCTGCAACGCAAACTCTAAAACGAGTTGAGCAATCTGCTATCTGTTGTTGCTTGTTAGATAACGGCACGAACTAATTCAATCACTTGCACAGCCAACCATCCAATCAAGGTGAACAAGGCCAGACTATAAAAGCCTCCCATGACTTTGACAGTCAATAACAATTGACGGCGTAATTCAATATCAAGTTCCAATTGTTCAGGCATCTTCATCTTGGGTTTCCTTTACTTGTTCATCTATATCATCTACATCATCTGTGGCATCAGCATCTGCATCGTCAGTCCAGGGTAATGCACGAACATCATCTGCTGGCAATCCTGATTCCTGTTGTGCTAAAATATTTTTACCTAACCAGATCAGCATGGTAGCATTGCCATCCAAGGCCACTCGCAGTTGTGCTTGACGTAGACTGGTTTTTAAATTGTGGCGACCTTTTATAAGATAATCAGCAAAATGGCGTCTCAGTGTATCATCCTTGACTCCAAAGTATCGTGCAATTTCTCTATCAGTACAGCCTAGACTGGCTTGATGCTCTACTTCATCTGGTGGCACTACAGTTTTATTACGGCCAATCACAATGCCCATCTTGGTCACTTCAGCCCAATGGCCTGTTTGTGGGCCAGGTTTATTATATGGTCGTTCGTTTGATTCTTCGTTCATTTTCTTCTGTTCTCATTGTCTGTGCGTGATTCAAAACATTCTATTTCTACGGCGAGATCTGGTGCTTCAAAATCAACTGTGTATTTCACTTCTTACTTATCAACATGATAACCGACGAATCATTTCAAGTTCTGGATCGTCATAACTCACACGCACTAGATGTTGTGCATCTGCAGGCATCACTGTGGGTGCCAGTCTTCGTACTTCAACCCGACAAAGTCCTGCTCGTTCATCTGCAAAGAACTGATTCAGCACAGGATCCACAAATCGCACTTGTGCCGCTGGCACTCGCACCATAACGCTTCTCATGGCGTCTCTGTTGCTCATTGGGTATTCTATCATTTGGGTTTCCTTTTAAATTTTACATCAACTACATCAACATCTTCTATTCTAGTCACAGCATGTGCTATACTTTGTATATTATATTTTTTTATGTGTTTTATACTGTAGTTGATGTAAATCGCCTCTAGCGACATCAGCAGACGTGAAAAAGTCCAAAAAGAAGATGTAAAAGAAGATGTAAAGTTGATGTATTTTACATCTTCTTTTGGACAAATCCAGTCCATTTTAGTCAAATCTCCCTGTGGTGGGTGGCTTTCTGTTCCTAATTGACTTGGCCAACACAGCCTCATCACCTGGAAATTTATAACTATGATCTGGATATTGTAGTTCTACCCGGTATTGATTTTTACTATTGGCACTATATCCATTGGCTCTCATCCACTTGCCTGCAATGTTCAAATCACGCTTGCTGGGCTTGCCCCATCCCAAGGCTCCTAATATTTCTGTGGCGTTCATCCACTCTCCCGCACCCAGTGGTCCAATAGATAAAATAACACCTGCATCCAGGGTCTGCTCAATTGGATCAGCACTCCGAAATTGTTGTTGTAGTGGCTTCATTCGACTGCGTTCTACAGGACTCATAAACCAACCCCATTCTTGATAGCGTTCACGATCACTGGCAGTACGAATTCGATCTTGAACCTGCTGGTAGCAATGTTTTAATTGTGCCCAAAATTGAGCACAATCAATTTCAGCATGAGCAAATCCGCGCACTGGCAAAACCCAGAATCGTCTATTCTCTTCATCTTGTAAAAAATTAGTTTCATTCACACTGGCGTAAAATACAGTTCGTCTTGCATACTTGTTGGCTTTGCGTTCATAGGGAGGGCGTAGCACATCTATTTTTTCAGTGATAAAGCCTTTGAGTGCTTCCATATCACTTTTCTTAAAAGTAGCATCAATTTCTCCCATTTCAGTAATCCAGTAACCCAGGGCTTTGAACACAGTATCTTTGTTACCCATATCTAATACAACAGCATCCTTGTTCCATACATTGTGGAACTCACGCGGAATAATATTTTCAATTTGTACAGTTTTACCTACCCCCTGCACACCTTGCCATGTCAGCACACCTTCACAACTGAATCCATCATGATACAAGGCAGCCACTGCACTCAATGCCCACTTGTACATCATGATTTCTTTCATGGCGTTGGGTGCAATCAATTCCACGCTGTTGTACCATTCGTGTAATCTGTCTTGACCGTCCCATACTTGTGCATCAATAAAGTCTCTAACTGGATGATAAGAATTTTCATTGCCTATTAGAATCACAAACGATTCCAATTCACTAACGCCCAACCCTTGTGTGTGACAAAAGTCTCTAAGTTGTGCTATCTTGGCGTTAAGTTCAGTATCTTTATGAAAATGTTTGCCTGGGATAACAATTTCATAATCCTTGGTCATTTCATTATAACGAATACTGACATTATAATGTGCAAATAATGTTTTATGATTTTGCAAAGTCAGTCTAGGAACATGCTTGTCGCTAACGTCTGGAAATCTTATTTGCTTGAGCATCATAGCATCTATTACTGCTTGCATTTGGTCTGCTGGCAACTGCGCCAGCATATCTTTAATTGACTGATCCATTTTTTAATTCCTTAATATATTTTTCTATTTCTGCTACCTGTGCCATCTGGTTCAAGTAATCGATGTGATGTTCAATGTCTGTTTTAGGTCGTAAACAATCTGCTCCATGCTTTTCTTTTAAGAAATGTATTACACTTCCCATTGTTATTGGTCGACCAACAGGGCTACTACTATTCCAAACCTGTGCCGCATCACCAGGAGTCTTTTGACTCATCATGCCTGTGGTCACCGATTGAAAGTCTGACAAAGCAAAGCCTCCTGCTTTCAAGCCCCAACCAATATTGCGCCACAACGGATAACTGCCAACATAAGTTTGCTTGAGTAGATCAAGTATGCGTTGTCGTAGTTCATTATTTAATTTTGGTATATTCTTACCTGAGTATTGCGTCATTGCTTCTGCGTTGGCACGATCATGTTCATCAACAATATCTATCAGTTGTTGGACAATATCTTCTGTCAACAACTGATCTGTGCGTTCGCATAACACACAATCGGGTGTGCCATAAAAAAGGCGTGTAGGATCTTTACATGCCTGATCTGCCGCACCAAATACTCGCAACAGGCCACGATTTATTTTCCGTAAACGACCAGGATCAGTTTCTGCAGATTCTAATATAAAGCAAATACGAAACCTGTGTAGTTCTGGTGTGAAACTGGGTGTGGCGTAGAAACCAGCACCCAACTGATTATAAAAAGCATTCGCTAACAGTTCTGGGATAGTCATACCTGAATCAACGTCTACCATTAGTAGTTGCCTGCTGACAAAGTTTGCTTCTCGTCTGTTGTCTGTGCTCAGTTCAGCACTGGTGGCAAAACCATCCTGTGTAATCAGTTCAAATATTTCTGCCCAACTACTTTCAATATTCATCCAATTGAATCCTAAATCAATATCAGCATGTCTAGGTGGCTTGCCTATAATGTTTGGGTTTATACTAACTCGCATAATAACATTCTTTCTCCATAGGTTGGTAATTACACTATTTTTATAGTGTGACTTTTATGGCCCTGGGAGATTGTCATGTCTCCTTCTTGTCGTAGGACCGACCTTACTTGCTAAGGACGGGAGTAAAGCATCTTAACTCTGTACTCACCGCGATAGGAGCCAGAAGCTCCTATGTTGGTTAAGATTTTTCGACAAGAAGTGTTAGCGTTGCACTAACAACTTTATTTAGCGACAGCCTCTTGTTCTGCTAGCCACCTACTCATCATAGCACGAGTCTGTGCTTCCATTCTAGCTATTCGTTCTGGATCTGCTTCTGTTTCTTGCCATGACACTCTCTTCACTGGTTTTTTGACAGCATCAAGTTCGGCCTTGATTCGAAGCCAAGCCTCATTGGCACTGGCACTGGGACTTGGAGTTTCATATGAATCTCGTTCATAAGAAGTCATACGATTTTCTTTGGGTCTAGTGCGATATTGTTTTATATCTGTGCTGGTGCGAATCTCTGGACGATTCAATATTTCGCTTAGGAAGTCGCCTGCTTTCATATTGGTCAGCGGATGTCCATCAATGAATGTTCTGCCTGCTGTACGATTGGCCCGTGCAAAATTTAAGATCCACTCATATTCTGAATCTCTATCATCTTCAATTGTGTGTAATGTTACGAATGCAAACTCCTGGCCCTGTTCTCGTAACTGACGAATAAATTGATACTTGTAAGTATTATATTCATTGTGGTTTGGATTGAAAGGATTTGTGCGATGTTCGCTTTCTCGTCTGGCTGGATCGTTGGTGCAACCAACATAAAACGGTGCAGTATCTGATCCCGTTCCTGTTGTTAATATGTATAAACTATGTGTCATTTTTTTACCTTTGTTGTTGTTACATTATAGTTACCTTGACAACAAAAAGCAAGTGCTCAAATGGCCAAAAAACGGCGAATTTAGATTTGACATTCGGCAACGGTTAAGGCATAATTACTGTATGCACTGACAGCAATCGTTGGTGACAGGGTTATCATTGCATAATTTTTTAGTCATTTTTTTAATTATGCCCCGAAGAGTTCTCCGCTCGATAACCCGAGAATCTCGCCTGAGCGGTCTTGATCGCCGCGTATAGATAAGTTTTTGGTCATTCTTATCTACTAGGGCGTTTTTCTTTGACTTTTTTTAATAGCGGGTAACTGCTGTGCCAGTCTTTACACCTGAGTTGTTGTACAAGTATGTGGTAACTGACCTGCTGGTGCCTGCACGACAATAGTCTGGAGCACGATAGCCCACAGGCCTACCCAGTTCAATTCGTCGAGCTTCACTCACAGCACCCACTTGGCACATGTCTTGCTGGTCATGGTATAAGGCTATCTGAGCACAGCCTGTGGTGCCTAGTACTAAAGTGGCTACGATACTAAAGTGAAGTTTCATTATGCCACCTCCAAAGTAATATACCAATCAACTCCATCATTGTCTTGTATGATTAGACCATCATCAAAGTTTACAGAAAAATCTGCTACTTCGTTGTCGTATTCCATTCTTGCTGATAAAGCATTACGCAAATCACGCACGGTCATATTTGGCGTTTTGATATCAAATATGGGATTCATTATGCC